GAGTCATAGAAAACCTTTGAGTGCATTGCAACAGCAGTTAATTTTTGACCTTGATCACCAAGTAAAGACTGTGCTTTTGCAACGTGCCTTGGACTTAATGTTGTTGGAGTGTCACCTGATTCTGAATCTATGCAAAGATCAAACAGTGCAGAACTACTAGAGTTTGAGTTGATAGAACCAAATGCACCAGTTAAACAAGAGAATAAATCCTTTTGCTTCTGGTTGTTAACATAAGCAGCCATCTTTTGAGCGATAGCAGCCATTGGATCAGGGCCACCACCAACTGCTAATGCAGCTAAGTCTCTTGAACTAAATGCACGACCTCTATGAAGAACAGCAGCGATTTGATTATCAGCTGTGATCTTTCCAGGTGTTAATGATAATGAATCTGTAAGAACTTCAAAGTCTCCAGATAAGTTAGCTTTGTAGAATGGAATCTTTACAAAGTCACCGCCTCTTTCTGCGGATAGATTTAATTCTGCCAAAGGTGTCACGACCCCACTCTGCAAGAAAGCATCTCTTTGAGTTGTTTCTTCAATCAGATAGGGTGTAAAAACCTCAGGGATTATTAAATCACTTCTTAATGTAGCCATTAAAAAATGTACTAATGATTTTTACTTTTTCGGTGACAACACCTGACTCATACAAACAAGTTGTTTCTATACTAACCGCTAACTGCGTTTTTGAGCATATTATATTTATTAATATCTGTACGATACAATCTTGCTTGTTCAGTTAAGTTAAAAGATTCAGGTGCGAATGGGTTAGATTCTCCTGTAATAACATCAGCAGTAACCTTTGTTGTTGTAGCACCACCGCCCTGTGGTCTTGGGTTTTTTTGTACCCATTGAGGCATTTTTTGTTGCGCCCAATCTTTCACAGGGGTTCTGTTATAACCATCAACGATAACAACAGTGCCATCCGATTCTCTTGCAAGTTGATCTCTGTTTATTCTTGACAAGACATATTGTGGGTCATGTACTACATCAGCTAATGCACTGACGGCAGGGGCTTCCACTTCAAGCTTCCTTTTTTCTTGCTCAAGCTCTTGAATCCTTTTGTTTTTAGATTCTTCTGCTTCTCGATATTGGGTTGCAAGTTTTTCTCTTGCCTCTTCATATTTACCCTGTGCCTCAAGTTCTTCCTGTTCTTTTTTTTGCTTGTAAGCAATCAAGGCATTTACATCTACATCTGGAGGGATAGCTTTCCCTGCCTCTTTTGCTTTTATATTTTGATCTAATAATTTTGCATTATTAGCTTTTAATTTTTGTAATTCTTCCTGTAAAGCTGCGTATTGTTCAGGAGAAGGGTTAGGCTTGATAGGCTCTTCTGACATAAAAAATTTTAACAATAATTAATATTTAATATATCAACTCCACTTAATTCTGTCACTCCAATAGGCCGCACTTGTCTTACCTTTTGCAATATTTTTAGCGTGTCTAGCCTTAAAACTTTTGCGTTTTGCCTTATCTACATCACTTTCGCCCTTTCTTGGTGGTTTTGTCTTCGCTCCCTGCATACCAAATCTTATAAGTCTAAATTTATCACCTTGTTTGATAACCACAGCATGACTCTTACCGCTTTTGTGATTAGGAGTTCTTATAGGTTTATCAACCTTCTCAAAAGTATGACCGCCTCTAGTAATAGCCATTATTTTTTCTTTTTAGGTGCTGCCTTAAGTTCTGATCTTTTTTTTAATACAGCATTACCAGTAGATTCAGATACAATCCTGACAATAGGATCTTCTTTAGTTCCCACTCTTGTAACAATACCTCCTGATGGGCCTTTAATTGTTGCTCTTGTTCCTCCGCTGCCAGTAACTTTTCCAAAAGTTCTTTTGCCGCCATACATCCAGCTAACTCTAGATCCTTTTTTCATTTTAATTTTTTTTAGATTTTTTTTTAGTAGTTTTAGGTTTTATTTCGCAGTTTTCAACCTTTGGCTTTGATTCATCATAAGTCTGAACTTTAAACGTATATCCCATTACTTTTTGCCTCCTTTTTTAATTTTTTTGGTTTTTTTAGCCTTACCATACATGATAAAGAAAAGTAATTATTTATATTTTACTTCTTTTTACGTTTTTTAGCAGTTGATAAAGCTATCGCAACAGCTTGTGATCTCGACTTGCCTTCTTTCATTAACATTTTAATATTACCAGTGATTGTTTTTTGTGACTTCCCTTTTCTAATTGGCATCTTTGTATTTATTAGCTAAGTCCTTTAATGTTAGCTCTGTTCCATCTTCACGGATAATTTTTTTTAGGGCGTTTGTGGCGTTAAGTTGTTTTTTACCTCTTTTGGAACTCATTAAATAATTGAAATATCTCTTCTTTTTCCCCAACACCTTTTCTTGCATATTAGGATTATCTTTTAACCATGTTGCATAGTTTGTATCTTGAGGAACACGACCTGTTGCCGATGGTCTTGTATCTGGAAAAGCTTTTGCTAAATCATTATCATCAATAACAGGAACAGTAGTTGAACGACAATTAAAATGTTGCGGAGGAACAGGCCCTTGATCATATCTAAATAACTGACCATCTAACCTTTGACAAATAGAACTTGTCCTCGCATCAAGCGTTGCAACATATTGATATTGACCAGTAATATCTTTGTTTGCTGCATATACAGCCTGACTTGATGCATTTTGTACTTGGTTAACAGTTGTCCTTACAACAGTTTGGATTTGTTTATTTGATAAAAGCATACCTTCTGAATTTTTTAATGCAGAGTTCAATGCAATTGCATTTTGTGGTTTGGCATTGAATCTAAGGTTTGGCCCTTTTAACCTTCTCACAATTTTCGGCAAAGACTCTCCTTCTAAAACACCTAGCCTGATTGCTTTTGAAAGTCTTGAAGCTGAATCATCAGCAATACCTCTAAATGATTTTTTTACATTTTTTCCATTTGGAAGTGAAATTTCTGATCCTCTTTTTGCAGTTAAAGCAAACTGAGCAGACCTAAATACACCATCTTTATCTCTTAATCTAATAGTCATAGCAGTTGGATCTTTTGTAACAATTGATTTTGCAAAGTCAGGTGAAACAGCAACAGTATTTACTTGAAACTCTCCTTTTGGTAACACTCTTTGCAGTTGATCCTTAACAAATCCAACCTGGAACTCTGCTAAGTTTTGCAGTTCATCAATCATATAAGCTGCACTTTTATTTTCCCAGTCTTTCAAACTATCAACCATTTGAGCCAATATTGATCGTAGTCTTGCGGTTGTAGTTGGGCTATTGCCTTCTAAATCTCTTATTTTTCTTAAAACATCTAAAATTACTTCATTAAACTGACTTGCAATTTGAAACTGAACTTTGTTGCTGTATCTGTTTAGATCAATCGCTTCACGATAGAAAGCCTCTGGAACTGCCATTTATTATGATTCATCAGTTTGGGCTGGGGCTTCCATTTCGATCAGCCCACCAGATTGCGTTGCCTCTACTTCTTCCTCCACATCAAAATCATCACCGAGGATCTCACCACTGCTTAACTGTGTAAGCAATGTTTCCTGACTAATAGTACCAGCAGTAAATAGTTGAAGTAAACTTTGGATCTCCTGTGGTTCTAGTCTTGCGGTCACAAAGTCTCTATTAACAAAACTACTACCAGCATTAGGCTCATTCAAATACTCACTATGAAACTTGAGACAGTTATCAATCAAGTCTTGCATTTGTTGGGCAATGACCATCATTGTGCTGTCATTCTGTGATCGGTCTATTCGCTTGGCCTCTGCTGACTCACCTACCAATTTTTGACCCAGCACCGCAGCTAATGACAAAGTATTTATTTGATCTGCTATATCTTTGAGCCTTGTGAACTGACTGTCATAACTGTCACCCGATGGGCTGACATATTCCATCCTTGATTCAGGTGGTAATGATAATGCTTCATTCGGCCCTGTTGTTATTTCATCTGCATTTGGATAGCCAAAAACTGCAAGCAAGGGAACAGAACTAATGTGGAGAATATTATCAAGGTCACTTTGTATCTGGTAATGCTTGAGGTTCAGTTCCGCTATGTCATACAAAGGACTGCGTGATTCATACATCCCAACACGATTTGCATATGCAACAGAAAAAGGAATCTTATCTTTTATGCTCATCTCTCCTTCGTCATGTAATTTATATTCACCCTTATTATTTTTTCTATGGATTTCATATCTACCAGGCTCAAGCACTCTGATTTGTTTTACAAGCTTTTCCCCATACTTACCATCAGATTCAACCACTTGTTCCATCAATCGCAGTTGAGTTAACTTTCTTACACCATCAATAATTTCTGTCCTCCAGCCAAGAATATCTTTTGGCGCATAAGTAACCCAATATGGCCTTGCCTTTTCTCCATCTTTAGGTGCATCAACAAGAACACCAACATGACCAAAGCTAATCGCAACCCTAGCTGTTTGATATAACCAGACATTAAGATCATTACCTTCAAGGTCTACATCAAATAATTGCTCACGAACAAGGTCTGAAACATCGTCCAAGCGAATAGGCTTTCTGACCAGCATACCGCTTAACATTTTTTCGATACGCTGCAAATATGGCACTACTGTTGATCTTGAAAGGCGAACATCATATGAATCATCAGTTTCCCTGCTCTCTTGAGGAAGATATTTTCTATGTTCACTTCTAATTTTATATGTTCCCTCTTTCAAATCTTCAACCAAACCCCAAAAATTTGCCATCT